GGTTCCAACTCAGCAATTACAAAATAGAGTGGTACTTAAAAATGGTATAAAATATCCTGGTAATGAACACATGGGAGCATTTGGTTGTGACTCTTATGATATATCAGGGACCGTAGATGGAGAAGGATCTAAAGGAGCATTACACGGCTTAACCAGGTTTAGTATGGAGGACGCTCCTGCGAACAGTTTCTTTTTAGAATACTTATCAAGACCACCTACGGCTGAGATATTTTTTGAAGACGTATTAATGGCACTAGTATTTTATGGTATGCCAATACTTGCAGAGAATAATAAACCTAGATTGTTATACTATTTAAGAAGAAGAGGATACAGAGGTTTTAGTATGAATCGTCCTGATAAAATATGGAACAAACTATCTGTAGCAGAAAAAGAAGTTGGTGGTATACCTAACTCTTCAGAAGATATAAAGCAAGCCCACGCCGCGGCGATTGAAATGTATATTCAAGATCATGTTGGAATGAGGCAAGACGGAACATTTGGTGATTTATACTTTAATGATTTATTAAATGATTGGAGTAGATTCGATATAACCAAAAGAACAAAATTTGACGCAACAATAAGCAGTGGTTTAGCTATTATGGCTAACAATAGACATTTATATGCGCCAAATGCTAAAGTTGAAAAACCAAAACTAAATATAAATATTTCTAAGTATAGTAATACTGGAACTAATTCACAAATAATAAAATAAATACATGGCAGAGTCTGGCATTAAAAGTTATTTTCCTAGTCAAACTGTAAGTGACGCTGAAAAGCTGAGTTATGATTATGGTTTAAAAGTAGGTAAAGCGATAGAGCAAGAATGGTTTTATAATGATAGAAATCTTAATAGATATAGATCTAATCATAATAATTTTCATAATTTAAGATTGTATGCTAGAGGCGAACAATCTATACAAAAATATAAGGATGAATTATCTATAAACGGTGATTTGTCCTATCTTAATTTAGACTGGAAGCCTGTCCCAATTATTTCTAAATTTGTTGATATTGTTGTAAACGGTATTGCAGAAAGGACTTATGATATAAAAGCGTATTCACAAGATCCTTTTGGTGTAAGTAAAAGAACTGAATACATGGAATCTATATTGGCAGATATGAGAACAAAAGATTTAGACGCTTTCTCAAGACAAGCCTTTGGTATAACTTTAGCAAAAAACGATCCTGAAACTTTACCAGATTCTGAAGAAGAATTAGGACTGCATATGCAATTAAATTATAAACAAGCTGTAGAATTAGCAGAAGAACAAGCTTTAAATATTTTATTTGAAGGGAATAAATATGAGTTGATAAAAAAACAGTTTTATTATGATTTAACTGTTTGTGGTATTGGAGCTGTAAAAACTTCTTTTAATACTTCTGAAGGTATTACTATAGATTATGTTGATCCTGCAAATTTAGTTTATTCTTATACTGAATCTCCTTATTTTGATGATATATATTATGTTGGCGAAGTAAAGACTATTCCTGTAAACGAATTAGCAAAACAATTTCCCCATTTAACAGAAAGCGATCTTGAGGATATAATGAAAAATAAACCTAATAATAGGTCAAATTATAATTCAGTACATACTTACGATAAAGAAGACAATAACACAATTCAAGTTTTATATTTTAACTATAAAACTTATATGAATGAGGTATATAAAATAAAAGAAACTGCAACTGGTGCTGATAAAATTATAGCTAAAGATGATACTTTCAACCCACCGTCTGATAAAGAAGGTGGTTACTCTAGATTATTAAGATCAGTAGAAACTCTTTATGATGGCGCTATGGTTCTTGGTACAAATAAATTACTTAAATGGGAGATGGCTAAAAATATGATGCGCCCTAAAAGTGATTTTACTAAAGTTAAAATGAACTATGCTATAGTTGCTCCTAGAATGTACAATGGTAAAATTGATTCATTGGTAAAACGTATAACTGGTTTTGCTGATATGATACAATTGACACACTTAAAGTTACAACAAGTAATGTCACGTATGGTTCCAGATGGTGTTTATTTAGATGCTGATGGTTTAGCTGAAGTTGATTTAGGTAATGGAACTAATTACAACCCACAAGAAGCTCTAAACATGTTCTTTCAAACAGGTTCTGTTATTGGGAGAAGTTTTACTTCTGAAGGTGATTTAAACCCTGGTAAAGTACCTATACAAGAAATAACAAGTGGTAGTGGTGGTAATAAAATGCAAGCTTTAATAGCAAACTACAATTATTATCTACAAATGATAAGAGATGTAACTGGGTTAAATGAAGCGAGGGATGGTAGTATGCCAGATAAAAACGCTTTAGTTGGCATACAAAAATTAGCAGCTGCAAACTCAAATACTGCTACTAGACATATATTACAAGCTGGATTATATCTAACCGCTGAGACTGCAGAGTGTTTGTCTCTTAGAATATCTGATATTATTGAATATTCTCCAACTAAAGACGCTTTTATACAAGCTATTGGAACACACAACGTGGCAACATTGAAAGAAATGTCTGAACTACATCTTTATGATTTTGGTATATTTTTAGAATTACAGCCTGATGAAGAGGAAAAAGCTATGTTAGAAAACAACATCCAAATGGCGTTGCAACAGAAAAATATAGAACTTGAAGATGCTATTGATTTAAGAGAAATAAAAAATGTTAAACTAGCAAATCAACTTTTAAAAATACGAAGAAAAAAGAAGCAAGAAAGAGATAGACAGTTACAACTAGAAAACATACAAGCTCAATCTCAATCTAATGCCCAGGCAGCACAAGCTGCCGCACAAGTTGACGTTCAAAAAAATCAAGCTTTAGCCCAAAGCGAAGCACAACTAGAACAAGTAAAAGCGCAGCTTGAAGCACAAAAAATGGCACAAGAGGTTGAAATGAAAAAACAATTAATGGCCTTAGAGTTCCAATACAATATGCAATTAAAAGGTATTGAAGTTGAAGGCATGAAAGAAAGAGAAAAACAAAAAGAAGATCGTAAAGACGAAAGAACAAAAATACAAGCTACACAACAATCAGAAATGATTGAACAAAGAAAAACAGGTAAAGCGCCTAAAAACTTTGAGTCTGCAGGTAATGATATACTAAGTGGAGGATTTGATTTAGGTAGTTTTGAACCTAGTTAAAATTTATTAATTATTATTATATTATATTATGGAAGAAAAAGAAGAAAAAGTAGTTGAAGAAATTACTCAAGAAACAACTGAACAAGTTGATGAAAATAAATTTGAATCCGCTGATGACGATAGTGTTATAAAAGTAGATTTAAGTAAACCACCAACACCAAAAGAAGAAAAAAATGATGAACCAGAAAAAAATACAGAAGCTGAGGCAGATTCAACTGACAACGGCGGAGTGGTTGCAGAGTCTGAAAATGCCGAGCCCATACAAGAACAAGAAGAAGTACAATCGGAAGAAGAAACACAAGAAGCCCCAGTACTAGAGGAAATAACTGAAGATTCTACTGAAGAAGAAGTTGCTGAAGCAGAAGAAAAAATAGAAGAGGTTATAGCAGAAGCTGAAGCCACTGGAAAACCAATACCAGAAAACATCCAAAAGTTAATAGACTTTATGGAAGAAACTGGAGGAGATTTAAATGATTACGTTAAGCTTAATCAAGATTATTCAAAATTAGATGACAATGCTTTACTATATGAATATTATAAGCAAACAAAACCTCATTTAAATAACGAAGAAATTAACTTTCTTATGGAAGATCAATTCTCTTACGACGAAGAAGAAGATGAAGAAAGAGATATACGAAGAAAAAAATTAGCGTTAAAAGAGCAAGTTGCCAACGCTAAAAGCCACTTGGACGGGCAAAAGTCCAGATACTATGAAGATATTAAAGCTGGAAGTAAATTAACTCCAGAACAGCAAAAAGCTGTTGATTTCTTTAATAGATATAACAAAGAGTCAGAAGCAACTCAAAAAACAGTTAAAAAAAATACTGAAATTTTTACACAAAAAACTAATCAAGTTTTTAACGACAAGTTCAAAGGTTTTGAATACAACGTCGGTGATAAAAAATACAGATTTAATGTAAGCAATGCTGAAGAGATTAAAAACACCCAAAGCGATATAAGTAATTTTACTAAAAAGTTTTTAGATAAAAATTCTACTTTAACAGATGCAAAAGGTTATCACAAGTCTTTATTTACAGCAATGAACGCAGATGCTGTTGCAAAACACTTTTACGAACAAGGAAAAGCTGATGCTATGAAAGATAGTGTTACTAAAGCCAAAAATGTTAATATGAATCCAAGACAAGCTCATGGAAAAGTTGAAACAGGTGGTATGAAGTTCAAAGTGTTAGGTGATAATTCTTCTGATTTTAAGTTTAAAATAAATAAAAATAAATAACAATTTAAAATTACAAAATTATGGCAATTACAGGAGGTAGTTTGTTAAACAAAGTCCCAAGCGCACAGCAACAGGCTTTAGCTTCAAACTACATAGATTTCACAGGCGGTTCAACCGGCTGGGAACAACAATATCTGCCTGACTTAATGGAACAAGAAGCGGCAGTTTTCGGTAACAGAACAATCTCTGGTTTCTTAGCACAAGTTGGCGCGGA